TATTCTTCTAAAGCACGTAACGTGTTTTCAGTATGCCCGAAATTGATTTTATCTTGCATAGTTTTGTGTGTCTTTATTTTAAATTATACAATTATAAACCCTAATAGTTTAATTAATAGCCCACACTTTTCCTCTTTTATCTGGTTTTACATACATAGGGCTTTCATCCGTAATATTGAATGCTTCATACCATTCGTTTACCATGGGAAGTGTTCCGTTTACCCTATTGAATACCAGCGAGTGTGTGCCGTTCATTGTATAGTCTCTCTTTGCTTCCTCTGTATAGACACCTGCCCAGTTGACTGCATATGCAATGAAAAATCTCTGTTTCCAGTTATATTCATCATCGGTATCTTCTTTTGATTCCATAATCTTCTTCAACGCATTATATGCAATGGTTATCCCGCCGAAGTCTGCGATATTTTCATTGACGGTCAGTGTGCCGTTCGCTTTCATATCACCTTCTATGACGTCTAACTTATCAAACTGGTCTATTGTATTCTGAGAGAGTTCCTCGAATTTCTTCGCATCTTCTTCTTTCCACCAGTCGAAGAAATTGCCTTCTTTCGTGAACTTTCTCCCGCTTCTGTCAAACCCGTGTGTCATTTCGTGAGCCATAATCACACCGATAGCACCGTAATTCACTGCATCATCCTGTTCAATATCAAAGAACGGACTCTGGAGAATTCCGCAAGGGAAACAGAATTCATTTCTCAACGGCATATAGCATGCGTTGATGTCCTGTGGAAGCATGGGCCATTCAGTCAAATCAACCGGCTTGTTGTATCTCTCTTCTATGTTGCGTGCTTTCCAGTAGTTGGAAATCCGCATACAATTCTCAATATATGAAAGATTCGTGTCAACCGGTAAATCGCTATAGTCTTTCCATTTATCCGGATAGCCGATTTTATACGTCATTGAAAATAATTTATCAAGAGCGGTTTTCTTTGTTTCATCTGACATCCAGTTCTGTGTCTTGATAATATCTGCAAAACTATCGCGGATATTGTTAAACATCTCTATAGCATAGTCCTTTGATTTCTCGTTGAAATATTTACGAGCATAGATTTCACCGAATATCTCACTGAATTCTGAATCGAGATGCATAAGTTCTCTTTTCCATTTGGGAGTCCTTTCTTTTGCACCGGTCACAAATTTCTCAAATTCAAACGAAATCTCCCCGAAATCCTCTGACAAAGAGCAGCAATATTCTTCTATGATAACAAATCTTACGATTTCCTTTAGTTCATCAACTGTAATCTCATTCAGTTTCTTAAAAAACTCTTTGACGAACTTCGGCTGGCATACAATCACTTCATCAGTCTCGTTCAGTGAGTGCCATGACAGAAATTTCCTTATGTCATAGTCACATTCCTTTGACAAATCATCAACATTGTATTTGAAATAGTTGAGTTCCGGAATTTCCAGATCTTCCATTGAATTTGCTTTCACTGCGAGATCTGCTTCAAAATCAAGGAATGTTCTCGTAATATCCCATGCCCGTTCATCCGTATATCCGAACTTGACTATAATCTTGTTTGCAACATCTATGTATTTCGCAATGATGTCCTTAATGTGCTCTTCACCGGAAAGATAGTATTCTCTGTTGTCAAGTGCGAGATCCTGTGCCATATAGACTACGTTGCTGAGACTGTCTTTCTCATCCGGACCGATGGACACACAAAGAGAGAACGGGCATATCATCTCATCGATGGCAAATTCCATAATCTCGTCTTTTGTCTGAAGAGTGTCAAGAGCAGAAAGATATTTCATGAACGGCTGCACACCTTCTTTGTTTCTCTTCTCGTAGTTCGTATATACGTACTTATAGTCGAGAATTTTTCTTTGTATGAAATCAGAAGCATCGAGTTCATTCACTATAGTCTTCAGTTTATTCAAAGACTCTTCTTCGAGAACCCCGAATGTGTTCCACGCCGGCCAGTCATTTGGTTGCGGATGATAGAAGAGCCACTTTCCCGTTGCAAACTCGTGAAAGTTATCTCCTGGTTCTACTAAGCGGTTGATATATTTCTTATAATCTTTCTTGTGCATACTTTAAAATGTTATTTTCAAATTATAGTTGCAAAATAAAGATTTGTTCCCTATTGAACTACACACAAATCAAGAATATTTCTCCGTTTTATTGAAAAAGCGTATTTTTGATATGCGATAAATAAAAAAATAAAATTTTTGTGCTCTTGAACGGGCATAATTTTACTTAAAAAGATAAATATTAAAACAAAGATATGCTTTAGAGTAGTTTCAATAACTGCCGACAAGCAATCTATAGATTCATAAAAATAACGTTATTTAAACTATGGCAGTAATAACAAATGGTCCCGATGTGCCTCAGAAGTCTAACGGTCTGTTGGGTCTGAGCCACTTCAGAAATTCAAGAGTTGCTACGAGTCTTTGGGAACCTATCTATCAGAACCTGTTCTCCGTCACCGTCACACCCCCTATGGGTCTGGAAGACGCATCTGAAGAGCGCGTGAACATCATTCTGGAAGGTGTCCAGGGAGTCGGTACTATCAATGCATCAAAGGCATCGTCTGCTGTTGAGCAGAAGTACAAGTTTGCTACTCGTTCTTTCGCCAACGCCACTCCTGAGAATACGACTATCGACCTTCAGATTCAGTTCGCCCTGAACCTGTCATACGATAACGGTTCTCCTGAGAACTACACTTATAAGTTCCTCCGTCAGTGGGTTGACCTTGTTTACGATCCCCTTACCGGTCGTCAGGGTCTGAAGAAAGACTATGCAGCTGGCAATATCGTCGTCACTATGCACGACCGTGCCGGCACTCCTTACTGGCAGTGGATTTTCTACTACTGCTGGCCCACATCTGGTGCTCCCTCTCCTTCTCTGAGCTACACTAACACTTCTCTGATGGAAGGTCAGATGACTTTCCGTTGTGACTGGTGGGATGAGTGCTGTCTGTAATTCACAGTTGGCAATCAAAAATAAAGAGAGAACTGGAAGAAATTCTAGTTCTCTTTTTATGTAAAAAAGAAAGTAGGCGAAGAAAAAAATTTCTAAAAGAAAAGTAAGCAAAAGAAAGAACCAAAGAAAATTTTTAAATTTTTCTTTAAAAACTCTCTATAAAAGAAAGTGGGGCAAAGAAAATTGCCCCACTGATCTCTTTATTTCTTTCTCTATTCTCTTTCTAATGAATATAATAAATCTTTTTAAAATCCTCTCAACTCCTTAACCCCTTACCCCTTTGTAAGTATTATACTCAGCATACCTGATTCAGTTTTAAAATTTCTCAAAAAAATTTTCATTGAAATTTTCTTTAAAACTTTTGGGTGTTTTCTAATTATAATTTCAAATGGATTTTTAACAAAGATAATTTATGTTTAAGAATGAATTACTTGGCATCTATGAGATAAGCCGCGAGACAGAAAGTCTCATAGTGCTTAATAAGAAGAACGAAGAGACTGGTGAATTTGAAGAATTTGCTGAGTTCCCATATGACTTTACAAAAGATTCAGTGAAAGATGTATATGTGACTATGTTCGTGCATCTCGGAGACGATTGTGGTTCGATGAGCGGAAAGTACATCCAGTATACGGACATCAACGGCATAACATCTGAAATCGTGCTGGATGATGAAGCTCTCATCAATAAACTCGAAGAAGCAAATGAACTATTGCTTGACCAGCATTATCTTTTTGTAAACATACGAAATACAAAAGATCAGACGGAAATTCCCGCTTATATTAAAATTTGAGATTATTACAAACCAGCGAGGCTATTTTTATGGACAACAAAGATTATTCAATAGAAGAAATAGAAAGCGTTGAGTTGCTCGGAGATTCTGACAATGAAATGGCTTTCGATCTGGAAGTAGACGGAACGCATATGTTCGTTGCTAACGACATCCTTGTTCACAATTCTATATATGTGGAATTCGGACGTATATGCAGACATTGTGGAATTCCCGCTGACAAGCAGGCTAAGTTTTGTGTGGATCTATGGGATTATGCTATCGGACCGTATATGAACCAGTGCTATGATGAATATGCGAAGAAGTTCAACTGTCCGAAGAACTTGCAGAACCTTGAGCTTGAGAAACTTTCAGACGTAACTATGTATTTTGCAAAGAAGCGATATGCAATGTCCGAGTGCTGGAAAGAGCCGGATATCTATCTTCCATATATGTCGAAAGTTATATACAAGGGAATTGAAATCGTCAAGGGTTCTACATCTTCTTATGCAAGGGAGTGTATGGATGATTTCTGTCGGTTCATTCTACACTGGTACGGTGAGCACGATGAGCCT